GTCTCCGCTCCAGCTATCGCTAGTGTGGCAAGTGGAGATTTATTAACGTCAGAGATCACTGTATCAATTCTAACGAGCTGGAGTTAAAATGAGTCTAACACCTGAAGATTTAGCCTTCTTAAAAAAGATAGGCCAGATCGAAGAAGCACCAAAACCTGCACCAACTAAAGAAAAAGAAAAGGAGTAACAATGGCCATATTTTTGAATAATACTGCATCTGTAACATTCAACAGCGTTGATCTTTCAGCGTATGTTACATCTGTAACTATTAATCAATCATTTGACGAACTTGAGGTAACAGCAATGGGTAGAGAATATTGCCCGGTGGCAGCGTAAGCTGACACAATAACTACTTCGCTATATCGGTGAAGGCCCCCAGAAAAGGGTTAATACCGAGGCAACCTGCGAAAGCAGAGAGTCCGTAACGACTACACGCGAAGCCCCTAGAGATAGGGTGAAGATATAGTCTGATCTGTATCAATGGTAAAGATACAGAAGTAAGCAGAAATGACTTACTCACCGAAAGGTGGTAACAGAATGGATACCGCTCACAAGTTCGCAAAAGGTTTAGAGGCAAGCACGCTTACTCTAGATTTCCTAAATGACTTTGCAGCATCAAATGTACAAGCAACCCTTCAGGCTGCTTACGGCACCACAGTTACAGCTGTATTGCTTCCAGTAAAGGGAACCGCTGTATCAGCGACAAACCCTCTTTATACTGTTAGCATTATTGTAAACAACCTGACACCATTGAATGGCGCTGTTGGAGACATCTCAACCTCTAGCATGACCTTCACATGTAACTCAACAGTTGTACAAACTACTACAGGTACATTCTAAGGAGCAGTAATGGCAAAGCTAAAGATCACAAGGGCTAACGGGGAAGTATCTGAACACAAGATTACTCCGGGGGTTGAATACGCTTTTGAAATTTCTAAAGGCATGGGTATATCAAAAGCTCTACGCGAGAATGAAAAGCAAAGCGATATTTTCTGGCTTGCTTGGGAATGTTTGCGTAGAGCTAATGTAACTGTACCTCTTTTTGGAGCAGAATTTATAGACAGTTTAGATACTGTTGAAGTATTGGATGACGCAAAAAACTAATAAGGCGCGATAGTTTTCTTTATACGATAGCAAGTCTGTCAGTAGAGACAGGGATCGCGCCTCGAGAATTTATTGACATGGATCAGGACATGTTGCAAGCAATAGTCCTAGTCCTACAGGATCGGGTAAAGGAGATTAAAAATGCCAGTCGAGGTCGTAGGCGTTAAAGATGTCCTTGAAGGTTTGCGTTTTATGGATGAAAATATGCGTACAAAAATTAGGATTGCTATAGATCCTTTAATGCGTGGAGTTGCACTTAAAGCTAAAGGGTTTGTAGTAGGAAATTCTAATGTTTTATCAGGTTGGGTTAAACCAATACAATCAGATGTAAATTACAGGCCGTTTCCTAAATATGATGCTTCGGTTGTTAGATCAGGTATTGGGTATAACCCAGGAGAAAATAAAACTACAAAAAATGGTTTTAAGGTTAGCAATTATGTTTATAATGTTAGCGCACCTGGATCTATTTATGAAACAGCTGGTAGATTAAATCCAAACGGTCGAGCACCATTTCAAATGACCCCATCTAAAGGTGCAAGTGGTACATATACTAAAAGATCCGCTAAAAGCAAAGCATTTGAAGAATACAAATCAAATAATCCGTTTGCTAGTCAGCAATTTATTGGTGACTTAGAGCCAGTAACATCACAACCTAGAATAAAGGGAATGAGATCTGGTGGTCGTAAAACTAAAGGTCGCTTGATTTACAAGGCATGGGCTCAAGATAGTGGCAAGGTTTACAATGCCATATTAAAAGCAATTGATAATACTGCAACAGATTTTACAAAAATGACTACAATTAAAAAGAAAAAGGCAGCATAGTGGCCAATATATTTGTAGCAGCAACGGCAACCTGGAATGGTAAAGCCTTAAGTAAAGGCAAGAAAGATATATCATCTTTTGAAAAAAGTGCTAAAAGTTTAGGCAAAACTTTAGCCGTAGTTTTTAGCGCAAGAGCGTTATTAAATTATTCTAAAAAAGCCATAAATGCTTTTGCGGCAGATGAAGCAGCTGCTAAATCTTTATCTGTTCAATTGCAAAATATGGGATTTGGTTTTGCCACAACAGAAGTTGAAAAATATATAGCAAATCTGGAACGAAGCACGGGTGTATTAGACGATCATCTTCGCCCGGCATTACAAACATTAATTACAGCTACTGGATCTTTAACCCAGAGCCAAAAAGCATTGGCAATTGCATTAGATGTTAGTGCTGGTACTGGTAAATCAGTAGAAGAAGTTAGCATGGCTTTGGCCAAAGGATTTACAGGGCAAACAACAGCAATTTCTAGATTAGGTGCTGGTATAGATGCAGCTACAATTAAAACAGGCGACATGGAAAAAATCATGGGCGCTCTTAATAATAGATGGTCAGGTCAAGCCAAAGCCAGGTTAAGTACCTATGCAGGAAAAATTGATTTATTACAAGGCGCTGCCGCAAGAGCTTCTGAAACTATTGGTAAAGATTTATTAGATTCTATTTCTGTTTTATCAGGCACAGATGGAATACAAGGTGCTGCGAATTCTATGGAAAATTTTGCCACTCAAATTGGTAATGCTATTTATGGCTTTAGTTTATTGATTGCAAAAACTAAAGAGTTTGCAGGATTAAATCAAAAAGAATATATATCACCACAAGGAAAAGCCATAGGCGCGTTAAGCACTTTTGGACTTTCAGGATTGATTTTTCAACAATTAGCAAAAAGTGGGGCTAATGCTAAAGCTGCTCAAACCCAACCTAATGTTGGTGGTTATAGCAGTATTCCGACAGCGATGGAAGCCGTACGCGTTAAAGAATGGTACGCAATTAAAAATGCTATAAAATTACGCAATCAAGAAAATGCTGCTCTTAAAGCCAAAACTGCCGTAGATCAACTTAAAGATAAATTTGATTTAGAACGCATTGGTTTAATGGCTGCCTTAAATTCTGCAACAGATGATGAAACCAAATTGAGACTTAAATCACAATTAGCCATATTAGATAACAATGAGGCTTTGGCTAAAAAATATCTTGCTGAAATGAATGGCAAAAAGGCTATAGATGATTTGGCAACCGCTGCTACAGGGGCTGCAAACGCTTTAAGTGGCATTTTAAGATTGTTAGGTATGGGTGGCGATCAAGGACCAACCAGAGCTGCAGAAGCCGCAGCCGTTAATTATCCTTCTACATTAGCTTCTAATGCCGCAGGTGCGATGATGCCTACATCCGGTAGATCTATTGGCGATCAAAATCCTAACAATTTAATCAATGTATATGTAGATGCCAATAATTTAATAGATCCAAATCAATTAGCGCCTATAATTCAAAATGAAATTTTAAGAATTAACAGAGCAGGAAATCAGTTAAGTTCTAGCGGCGGTTTATAGTGGCAGTTCCAACAATCAATGCCACAATTAACTTTAGTACTGGACCAATCTTTGCTGCTCCCATGCAAATCAATATTGGTAAACTTGGAATAAATGTTTTAGGTGAACCAGGTGCAATAGTTGTAGATGTATCAAATCAAGTCGATTCAATTCAAACTTTTAGAGGCCGTAACGCTTTAGCAGATCAATTCCAAGCAGGTACTCTTACCATGCGTATTGTGGATCAAAACGGTGATTTTAACCCACAAAATACTACTGGCCCTTATTATGGCCAATTGAATCCAATGCGTAAGATTCAAATTACTGCTACCTATCTTGGTATTACTTACCCAATCTTTGCTGGATTTATTCTTTCATATAATACAGTTACCCCTAAAAATGTTGGTGAAGTAGTTTATACAACTATTACAGCTGTAGATGGTCTTCAATTATTAAATAATGCTCAAATAACTACTGTTACTGGTACAAGTGCTGGTCAATTATCAGGTGCCAGAATTAACAATTTACTTGATGCAGTTTCTTGGCCAGCCACGCAACGCCAAATTGATTCTGGTCAAACAACACTACAGGCAGATCCTGGTACTGGGCGTACTGTTCTTGCATCTTGTCAAACAGTGCAAATTAGTGAATATGGAGCATTTTATATGGATGCTTCAGGTAATGCTGTATTTAAAGATCGATTAACTTGTACTAAATCACCTAATGCTACAGCTGTGGTATTTAACGATAATGGTACAAATATTTCTTACTTTAATGCTTTGTGGGTATTAAATGATGCTCAAATTTTTAATAAAGCTTTTATTACCGCTACAGGTCTTGCTGTTCAAATTGCTCAAAGTGATGCAAGTATAGCCAAGTACTTTACCCACGGTTATACTCAAACAGATCTTTTAATGCAGACTACAACCGATGCTTTAAATTATGCTCAAGCCTATGTGGCATCTAGAGCTGAAACAACAGTTAGATGTGATGCCATTACCCTTGATTTGTACACCTCTAATTATGTTACTGGTACGGTGGCAGCCTTAGATTTAGATTTCTTTGATCCAGTGACAATTACTACTACTCAACCAGCAGCTACTGGCACTTCAACTCTTACTAAAACTTTACAGGTATTCGGTGTCGCTCATTCAATATCTGTGAACTCATGGAAAACAACATTTACCACCCTAGAGCCAATTATTGATGGATTCCTGATAGGATCTACCTTATATGGTGTCTTGGGTACAAACACACTAAGTTACTAAGGAGCAATAATGGCATCAGGATTTCCAGCAGCAACCGGTGATGTTCTCACCAGCACAATGTTTAATGGTTTAATAACTTTTACAGTTGGATCAGATCAAACGGCAGATTATACAGCTGTATTAACTGATCAATATCAAACTATAGTGCCAATGAATAAAGCAACTGCTATAGCATTCAAAATACCAACAAATGCTTCTGTAGCATTTCCAGTAGGTACTGCAATTACAATTCTTAATAAAGGCGTTGGTACTTGTACAATTAGTGCAACTACATCTGGTACTACCACCATTTTATCTGGTGGAGCAGTAACAGCTTCACCAACTTTGGCTCAATATAAGACTGCAGTTTGTATTAAAACCGCAACTGATACTTGGTATGTAGTAGGAGCTATTGCATAATGATAGGCAATATTTCCGCAGGTTTATACGGCATACCAGTATCTTCATCTTTTACCGCAAATTATTTGGTTGTAGCAGGTGGCGGTGGCGGCGGTGGTGGTCGTGGCGGCGGCGGCGGTGCAGGTGGTTTACGATGTACGGTTGGCGCAACAGGTGGTGGTGGAACTTTGGAAACCGCTTTGACATTGAATATAAGTACAACCTATACGGTAACTGTTGGTGCAGGCGGTGCAGGTGGTGGTCGCAACTATCCAATATCGGCAGGTAAAGGTTCTAATTCCGTATTTAGTACAATAACTTCAACAGGTGGTGGTTCTGGTACTGCTGATCAAGGTACAAATAACGGTAATGAAAATGGTGGTAGTGGTGGCGGTGGAACATATTCACCTGCGCCTAATGGTGGTACGGGTACAGCCAATCAAGGTTATGCTGGCGCAACTTTTACAGTAGAAACTAGCGGAAATAATTATGCAGGTGGTGGCGGTGGCGCAGGTGCTGCTGGTACAAATAATTCATCTCAAGGTGCTGTTGGTGTACAAACTTCCATATCTGGTACTGCTACCTATTATGCTGGCGGTGGTAGCGGAGCATTAGGTTCAGGCACTCTTACTGGTGGAAATGGTGGCGGCGGAACTGGTGCTTCTAGCACGGGAAGTACAACAGCTGGAACTGCTAACACAGGCGGCGGTGGCGGTGGATCTGGCGGTGGAAATGGTAATGATGGTAAAAATGGTGGTTCAGGAGTTGTTATTCTTAGTTATCCAGCTACTTACGCATTAACTATAGGTAGTGGTTTAACAGGTTCAACAATTACAAGTGGTAGTTCTAAAATAACAACTATTACTGCTGGTACCGGAAATGTGAGTTGGGCATAATGGCACATTACGCATTTTTAGATTCTAATAACATAGTTACTGAGGTTATTGTAGGTATAGATGAAACCGAAACTATTGAAGGTTTAGACACAGAAACTTGGTACGGAAATTTTAGAAATCAAATCTGCAAGCGCACAAGTTACAATTCTAAAATTCGAGGTAATTATGCAGGTATAGGAATGATCTATCTTTCATTAGAAGATATTTTTATAGAACCTAAATGCCACGCACAAGCAATATTAAATGTTAAAACTGCTAAATGGAGTTGCACAAATACAGATCATAAGGAGATAACACTTGCCTAATACATCACAAGTATCAGTAACTACAACTGCAACATTATTGGTAACAGCCAATAGAGCAGATCAATTGGTTTACCTTCACTCATCATCTGGAACTATTTATCTTGGTGGTGCAGGTGTAACAGCATCTACAGGATATAAAATGGATAATGGCGATAAATTATCCATGCAATTATCTGATAATGAAGCTCTTTATGGAATTACTTCAAGCGGTACTGCAACCATGATGGTGATGGCGACAGTCAGTTGAAACCTTGGTTATGCAAAGCTGGAGTACAGCTAAGAGAACAAATCGATGACTGGTTTCCAGACCGTGATCGTAAGAGTGATGGATGGCTTGGTGATTCTCGCCATGCCACGCGAATCTCAGATCACAATCCAGACGAGTTGGGGTGTGTCAGAGCCATTGATATTGACGCTGATTTGGGTTCACAAAAAGGGCTCTCGTTGTATCTTGCTGACCAACTCCGGGATTGTGCAGAAACCGATAAACGCATTTCTTATGTAATACACAAGGGCAAAATAGCAAGTCCTAAAGCTGGTTGGTCATGGCGTGATTACAAGGGGATCAATAGACATGATCACCACATCCATATCAGTTTTAGCAAAAAGGGCGATCAAGATAATACCTATTTTCAAATTCCACTTATAGGGGGAAAAATATGAAACTGTCCAAGAAATCAAAGGCCGCATTAAAGTCATACTTAAGAGCTGTAGCAGCATCCGGTATTACCGTTGCGCTCGCTATCGCTGGTGATGTGCGCCCTGAATACTCTGTCCTTTTAGGTGCGTTTATAGCACCCCTAATCAAAGCCTTAGATCCTAAAGATACTGATCTAGGTGTTAATGCTGAGTAATGTCAGCAAACGACTGGGTCGCTATTGCCGTTGGCGTATGCACCATAACCACGACTTTATTACTGGCTCTACGCTGGGTTATTAAATCTTACTTGGCTGAGTTACGCCCTAACGGTGGCTCATCTATGAAAGATCAATTAAATCGACTTGAGAAGCGTGTCGATGATCTATTTATCTTAATTAGCAAGTCATAATTTTAATCATGGCGAACACACG